TCAATTTATATTAAACTCAAAATAAGGACACCAATTGTCACAACGGTATAGATTTCCGTTGTAGACAAAATTCACCCGATCACCAACATTGTCTCTTAGATATGTAGCCTTGAAACGAAAACTTCCACCCTCTTCAACTCCTGCCCTAAATTTCATTCCAGCCACCACCGAATTAAGATGATACCTTACTGTATCATCAGAAATGATTTCTACCGCCGTTATCTTATTAAGGTTGGTATTATTCGATGTATAGACGAAAAAACCTTTCGCTGGCAGCACCCCGTTCATCTGTCCATAAAAAGAATCAGAAGCAATCTCAGGAACATCGAGCACTAACTTCCCAATAGTATTGAACGTTACATCAAGATACCTCTCAGCCGAATTCAGCATATACGAACGTGGTGTCAACGGCTTGTAATTGATTCCAGCCATCACGTAAAATAATGCGCTCCCGTAACTACTGCCCAGCCTTTTGTATGAGAGTGAATCCAAGTGCCATTGGTCATTATATTTCAGATAATAGATAGGAGCACCACAATAGAAATGCGATGCCGGATCCGCCACAAGCTCATAGTGGGCCTGATAGATAGAATCACCGGCAGTCATACACTCATACATGATAACGGGTAAATCCGAATAATCATCACCTGTTATCTCCTCTACATCCGCGATAATATCTTCACGAATAGAGATAAGCTTGGCCTTGTAATCATCCTTACCGCTACCTTTATTGTGCTCTCCCTGCGTCCAAAGTACACCAAGCAACCGGTATGTTTGACCGGATGCCAGCGCAATATTATAGGCATGTCTCACAGCATTAATGATGCCATTGTACAAGTCATCCGCACTCTTTAACCATTGTTCAATTGTCGTGGAACCAACTGAACAATTGCTTGATAATAACTTTTTCCCAGTTCCTGCCATACCGGAAAGACGCATGAACGCTGATGCCGCAGCAGTCGAAGGATTCTCAGTTGTACTATATGGATTAGTAATGAACGATGTCGGTGCACTGTCCTTATTGAATACCAAACCCGTATTAAATACAATATCATTATCACCGAACTGATTGGATGATATTGTTACCAGACTACCGGAACCGGCACCAAGCGACTGCCCGGCACCAACTATATGATTCACATCAGACAGAAGATGGTTGATTCCTCCGAAAGGAACTTTAGACAGGGGCTTACCACGACGCATAACGGCACCATCTTCAGTGATAGGATATAATATATCCATCTCCTCTTTTAATTGAATAATTTTCTTCATGCCATCATTATTTACGTGCAAACATAACATCACCATTCGCATAAGCCGTTGCCGCATTGTACGGTTCACCGGCACTGTTGAACTGAATATCAATCATCGCATCACCTCTATGGGCTATTAAATCAGCCTCGCTGGTAGCCGAATAGTTCGGGATTACAATCAGCGTTGTAAGATGTCCGGTCTGGTTAGATATTTTCAGGTTACCGTTTTCTATAGCTGCCGTAAAGTCTTCAATACTTCCCATGTAGCTTTTCAACTCATCCAATGTATTAACCTTATCAGCAACCGCGGAAAAATTCATTGTGAAGTACCCATTAGGCACAATAGTACCACCCATTTGAGATGCTTCCAGTTCATAACTGCCACCGCGACCGCTGAAATCACTACCCGTAATTGAATGCGGAGAATAATATAGCTTCTTTAATTTACTGCCGGACTGAAAGTTAATCTTATTAAGTTGACAAGCATAGCTGTTTTTAAAGTTACCTCCTGTAGTATCAGCATCTGACCGCACCCTGAAATTACCATAGTATTCACTCTCTATGCTGATGTAACCTTTTGCTCCCGCTCCATAATCACCAAAAAGAATGGCTTTTTCTGTTGTGTTGCCATATATGACGCCACCCACTGTGTCGAACTCCATAAGTAGGGATGCATTGGAAGCAATGAAACCGTCCGGTACATTAACCGGAATAACAAGCATATTCCCGTCCAGATCAAAATATGGAAGTGAATAAGTGACGGTGATGGTCTTAGTAGCATTTATCGAGTTGTCATGAACAGAGGCAGCTTCGACTGTTACTTGTGAAGCGTTGGCACCTTCCAAGATGGTTAACACTCCTGTGTCAGCATTGATGCTGGCATAACTGCCACCGGAAGTTATCTTCCATTTCACACCCATCATAGATGTATTCACAGGGTTGTATACTACTGACAAAGCCGCGGTTCTCCCGGTGATAGTTGCAGGAGCATTGATAGAGATGCCGGTTAACTCGTCTACAGTCTCCTTGTATGTCACAGCAATCGTCTTTGTCGCAGTTATTGACGGATTGAATGTTGAAGTAGCCTTGACCGTTACTTGCGAAGCATTGGCACCCTCCAATATGGTCAACAAACCTGTATTCGCATGAATGCTGGCATAACTGCCACCGGAGATTATCTCCCAAGTGACACCCTTCTGGTTGGTATTGAACGGCTCATACGTTGCAGATAATTGGGCGGAAACACCTGTATAACTACTGTTGGCATTAATGGTGATACCTGTGACATCCACTTCCTTTAAAAAAGTAACCTGGCCTATATTCTCTGATGAGAAATCGGCACCTTGAATAATTACTGCTAATCCCATAATATTTTTCTTTATTAGTTTATATTCATTTCAGATACAATTTCATAACCGATACCACTATTACCTCCACTTCCCATGCCCTGACTTCCTTCCGGGGTAATACATGCCCCTATATTTCCATCAGTATCGATAAAGTAAAATCCGTCTTCGCCGACTTCAGCTAACAGGCTGGTTTTGCCCTGCAATGACAAGATTGATTTCTGTAAACCGGCAAGTTCGTCTCCGCCAATGCCGGGAATGGCTTTGATAAGCGATATAAAGTGACTTGAAAGTTTATTTACGTCCACCCCGTCAGCACCGAATTTGAAACCGATATTACCCTCTTCATCGCAGATACAGAAAGAACCGTCTTCCACTTGCCGGATGAGACTTGTAATCCCTTGTATCAATAGACTAAGTCTGTTTGTATCGGAGGTTAATTTTAAACCGGCAGCCCCATCGAAAGCAGTGCCTTCAGCCGTACCGATTTTGATAAATGCGTCAAATGCAAGTATTAGCTGTTTAAAATGATCCGATAAAGATGCTACATCAAAACCGGAAGTATCATATTTCAATACGACATTGCCAGCTTCGTCACAAACATAGAAACCGCCTACGTTGGTGAAACCGATAGTAGAGAGGTTGATCTGATTAAGGATGTCGTTCTTCTCTGCCTCACTCATATTGCTCCAACGTACTTCACCGTCATTTCCACGCCGGGCAATGAGCATCCAGTATTCAGTGTTAGTGACAGGAATACCACTACATGGCTTTTTGCACAAGTAACTGCTGCCATTTTCCGAAACTGCGTCAAGTTTATCATAAGGAGATCCCAAAGAGAACTCGCCTTTGTCGATTATTAAGATCCTGCCTAAATTGGTTTTCATACTTTTATATCAAATAATAAATTACCCTCTTCACTTATGGAGAAATCCACATTGCCATTATCCGATGGCTGATTCATCATCAAACAGCCATCTTCCACGTCAAACGTCAACAAGTTAATATCCTGATTCTTGGCATCCTCTATTTCTGCATTCAATTTCTTGACTTCATCCGTAAAAAATCTCTGCGAAATGGCTTTAAACAATGAATCCCCAAATTCCGATTCAATAGGTATGGTGATCTCTCCACCGGGGCCACCGATGGACGAGATTAGCTCTTTCACATCATCAACTGTGGCATAATTAGCACCGATAAGCTCATTAATCTTGCCCACTACCTCGTTCAACTCCGCAGCCTTAAGCACATTGCCCTTGACAAATTTCTTATTCAATTCTTCCATACTATCCTAAATAATCATTATCCAACCTGCCGGAATCCAGAACGAAGTCCGTGCTTATCTCAACCTTTCCACCTGGAGCGGATAAAGCATGCATGATCAGGTTTGTTTCAAGCATACTTGTGTCAGCCATATCCGATTCGATACGGCTGATACGCGCATTGGTAGTATTACCGTGCTCGTCTGAGGTACGCCGGAGAACAAACTTGATGTATCCCATTACTTACAATTCAACTGATTAATAATCTCACGCTTCACAGCCGCGATAAGACGCGAGTTCTTAACGACAAGTTCAAGAGCCTTACAGTAGCGTTCCGGAATTTCCACTGCATCTTTTGAGTAGTAGATAGCTTTTGCCAGGTCTTCAAACCCGATATCCAGAAGGATACTACCGTTGTACATCATTTCATTGCCGACTGTTTCGGTTACATCGAAGGTCTGCTTTTCGCCTTCGAAAGAGGTCTGTGCCTCGATTTTTCTAAAATTGATTTTCATAATTATTTCATTTTAATTTCATGTTGCAGGATATACTTTCTTAAGTACATCATTCGTGCTGAACATAAGGCCAACACCGGGAATTAAAGATAGTGATTGTATATTGCTTTCATCCATTCTATTTAGTATTCTTATTTGTCCTGGAGTTATATTTATTTCATCATATACCACCGATACATTATTGAGAGTAGCCGTTCTTTTTAAATATATTTCCGGGTAAGTAGTTAACCATCCAGAGGCAGACACGTCCTCGGAAAAATTAATATATCCTACCTCTATATCAGCAGAATCAAATAATCTAATAGAGCTTGTTTCTGGATCTACCTCAATTCTTTTACCTGCAAACGAAGTGACTATTTTCCCTTCAATGATAGGAGAACCATTCATTCCCCAGCTTATCTTCCCATTCGCAAAACTTACACTGCCATCCGCATTCATTCTATTTATCCCATCGCCTTGTATGATATCTCCCTTGAAGACACCACTATTAGCAGTCAGATTATTGGCCGTTATATTATTCAAAGTCAAGTTACCCTCAGTGTCCACAACGAAGGTATCATTCGCCACAATATTGCCATTAAACCTAATTTGATCTGCCGATATCACCGCATTCGAAATCAAACGTCCCGCGTCATCCTCCGTAATGAAAGTACTGATTTCAGCGCGTTTTACATAGCCGTCAGCCTCGGCCCTCTCCGAGAACATCTGTGCAAAGCCGGCCTCAGTGACAAGACCGGAGGTGCTGATGTTAGTGATATGCCCCTCAGCATCAAAATTCACCTTCTTCGATAACAGCACATTGAAATCATCCGTCGTTACCAGACCGGAGGTATCAATATTGGTTATGTTACCTTTGGAATCAAAGTGAATGCCTTCTACCAATGCAGATATAGAATCTTTCGTCACTTGAATGGCGGCAGTGTTCTGATCGGCGGTACTTTGGGCACTTTGTGCAATACCTAATGCGTCCAAAGCTGACTGCGCTGCGGCATAGGCGTCATTTATTCCCTGGTTGGCAAGTTCCTTGGCAGCTGCAATACCATCATCAGAATTAGTTACGGCAAGGATAATCTGATCACCAAGATTTTCAAGATATGCCGTCGTAGCAGTAGACGAAGCTTTCCAATGATCTATACTAAAGGCTACACCTTTTGCTTTGGCTGTCTTACAGACAAGAGAGTCATTCTTATACTTAACTGTACCATCAGAATATGTTGCATTTACCCACATGTCACCAACATCATATTCTTGCGAAGCAGTAGGCTGCTCCACAAACACACGCCTTTTACTATCTGCTGTATCTTGTGCTTTTGAAGCATCTTCCAGAGCCTTCAGCGTCAGGTGGTCAGTGATTTCGTTCCAGACGCCTGATTCAAACCGATATCCCTTCCCGGTAAGACGGTTATAAAACATGTCTTGGTCATGCATGGCCTTTAACTCAGCCGTCGTCCATTCCGAAGCAGGTATATTATTCTGTGTCGGAGCGTAATCAAAGAACCAAAGTGTATACTCCCTGTCCGTCTGTTCCTTAACAAGGTCTACATCCGTCTGCAAGTCTTCAATGGTTTCGTCGAGATCCTTTCCGGTTGCCTGGTTAACGAACTTGGCCGTAATTTCGCTGAGTACCGTATTGAAGTCAATCAGCGGTTCAGGCATCGTATAAGCCCCGTCGGCTCCGATGCCATTGTATATCCGCACATAAGGGCCTCCTGCCGTTACGCTGTCCCAGACAATTGCGCCTTGACGGCTTGTATCCGTCCGGTTGCCCAACTGTACGATATTGTCTCCCACCGCAGGCACATCACTTCCGGATGCGCAATCTGTCTTGGATAAGTCGATGTAGTCATCGCCACAGCCACTCACGTAACGCCAATAAAAAGTTGTTCCGGTTTTTAAGGCAAAAGTCTCACTGATCGCCAGGTCGCCTACTGCAAAAGTATTCCTGACTGTTCTACCCTCAGCATCAGTTGTATTAAAATAGCACCTGTAACTTTCACCTGTATCCTCCACCTTCTTACAGATAATGCCTGCGGCCGTATTGTATTGTTTGCCTCCGATATAAGTTGAACGCTGCACCTGTATCTCTTCGACATTAAGTTTCTTCCTGATGTCAACGAAATCAATATCCAGATGATAGTTTCCGTCCGCATCCTGATAGATGCCAAAACCACTACCACCGACAGCAAAGTTCTTCGATACAATATTCTTTAGCAAAGTGATCTCTTCAAGTGTGGCAGTACCTTTTACGTTGATGCCCTCAATAAAGGTCATCAGCTTTTTCACCGTCTCAGCTATATCCCGGCGCAGATATCGGTCATCATTATCATTGTTACCACCGATAATATCCAACTTGCAATGAAAAACATTTTCAGCACTATCATCCGGCATTTCAGGATCTGTCACAAGTTTATAAACCGCACCTCCTTTTACCGATATGATTTGTCCGGGATAAGGAACATAAGTCTTACCGGTATTTCTTGCATATACCCGAGCATCCTCTATTGTATCGAATATCTCGGATGAATCGATAGGGCGAGGGGTTGTTCTCTTATAAGTCGTTGAAAACGGAGTTCCTGTCAGCTGCAAATCACCCATAACTACGATATTTTTAAGGTTGCATGATTAGTGGTATCATTTATGGTAGCGGTCTTCATGATCCACATCTTGTATCTGATGGCAGACGAACCGTTAAGCCCCTCTACGAAAATCTCTGTAGGACCACTCACAAGACCCTTATCCAAAATCAGGTTTCCTGGATATTCGGCAAATTCCAAAGAAGTTATATCACCTTCAGGAAAACAGATTGCTATCATTTTCCAGTTGGAGGCTTCAAACTTGTAGGTACCTGCCCCTGTGTATAATCCACTATTATTTAGTGCCCGTACCTGCGCCGATGTCGCAGGTATCGCACTGACCACACCCGCAAACCACCTGCGACGCACATTCACGCTGATAGTATCATTCAGCACCTTTTCCGGAAGCGAGCCACCGGCCGCGTAAACTACTGTAGCCTTATATGTTTCCCTTTCGGTATAAGTGCCGGATAATGTACGTACCGCCGTTTGGATGCCGGCATTCTCTTCCGAGAAATTAAGCTTGTTGTTTTCGTTATCGTCATAATAAGCCTTTGTCATTGCACCCTGACCGTTGCGCGTAGCGGTGTAAGTGACATATCCTTTCTTAGTGCCATATTCCACATCATTGGAAGTGGACAGGGTACCCTTCAACTCTCCCCCCACAGGCTTGTACAGCATATTGCGGAAGATGGTTTCCCAGGTCTGTCCGGCAAGCACCACATCGCCTTTTTTGATGTAGCCCACATCGTTTGAATTGACAAGGATGTTCTTTTTCAGCTTGTCGGAAACCTCGGACGACCCCGAAGAACTACCCCCGGAAGAAGAACCGCCTCCCGAAGATACGATGTACTGCAATTGCGAAAGGCTTTCATCTACCGTCCGTTTCCAGCCCTTGCCGACCTTGTTCGTGCATTCTACCGTGGCAATGCTCAGGTTATCCAGCTTGCGCACCACTTTTGTCATGCGCGTATCAAAGTAACCGCCCGATGCCGTAAAGTACTTGTCGCTCAACAGCCGTACACGCTGCCCCAGTTGCAATGGCACTGCGTTCTTGTCTATATAAATATAGTCCGTGTCACCGCCATACTTCGACACGTCTTCACTGTATTTTTCCAAAAAGCTATTAACGGCATCTTCATAGTCGCGTTCCGCCTGTACCTCATAAGACTCCGGCATACGGAAGTTCCAGGGTATATATTTATCGCCGGGTCGGGGGATAAGATTGCCTCCCGGTATCTGCACGTCATCCGAAGGATAAGTATTGATGATTTCCCATTCAAGCGTGGTGGAATTATAGTTTGCCTCAAACCAGTAATCATTGTTATCAGAATTACCCTGACCTGCGAGGTCTCCCGTTTGGAAGGAAAGCCGCTTCGTTAACCCGGCAATCTCACTCTTGTTGGGATCAAACATCATGTCCGCGTCATTAAAGTAATAGACCGTGAACTTTCTGCCTTCATCATCGGTCTTCTCTTCCGAACGGACTGTGGACACAGTACCGGTATATTGGGGAAATATTCCGGTGAATGCGGCTTCCTCAATATGCTCGTAAAGTCCGTACTGCGTATTCCGGTCTACATACTTAGCCCGGTCGGGCAATTGAAGACGGGAAAAACCATAACGGCTGCGGTCGATATTCTTTGTGCTGCCCAGAGGAATGAGCCGAGTGAAGAACTTCACATCATCACTGTTCTCCGATTGGGTTAGTGAAGTAAGTCCCTGCATATAGCCCAGTTCCACGCGGTCCCCACGTTCGCACCGCGTCAGGTTCATCTTGAAACCATCGGCCCACCATTCAGCCTCAAAGGCATCCGATATCAGGGAAAGCGCCTCAAAGCAGGTGACGTTGTTATATTCAATATTCTTCTTAGGCAGGTCAACGGTCTCTCCTATGCTCCAGCGTTCTTCACCATAAATGCGATTCATGTTATCCACCCACTTCTGAAGATGCAATGCCGGGCTTGTATTAAGGCTGAACTGCGGTTCATACTCCCCATCCGTCAAATGTAAATACATCACCCGCTCCGCATCATGCTCCGGACCGTAGAAGTTAACGGAATAAGTGTATTCCTGAGTCGACTTCTGTTTTGGCTTATATTCCTTGTTGATGCTGAACTTTATCCCCGATAACAACACATAGTCGTTCACGTCCAGCGGAACATAAAAAGGATGGGTGAAAGACGCGGACACGGCATTCTCCGCCATCAACTCCGTGTTCCAGGTTGATGAGGAAGACGTACTTACCGTCATCTTCAGTTCTCCTGATTGATTATAGATTTTAAGCTCCATTCAGACAATATTTAATCGTTATTTAAAAACTCTGTGAAACTCTGTGTCACTCCGTGGTGAATCCCGGTTTCGGTTCCCGGAATTTCACCTTCCAGCGTCCGATAGTGGTACCTGTCACATCTGTTATAACCTTGGCGTCCGTTGTCCCTTTATAGTAGAACCGGTAGGTTGCCGGCAAATCCTTCACCTTCAGGTTCACCCAGCCCGCACGGATGGCTTCCATGAATGCAGCGCGGCGGGTATTGTATTCCGATAACGTCGAAGCGTATACGGCTATATACAACGTTACGTCCCGTGCCTTATAGCGGGGTGAAGGCAATTCATCCGGAAGTTCCTCGCCGTCACGTTCCCGAAACTCCACGGTAGTGTATTCTTTCATCTCCAGAGGTTTCTGTAATTCTTCAAAGTTGAAGTTGTCATCCACCTTGTCCTCGCACAGGAAAGCGAAGTACTCCGTCCAGGCATCCCTGCCGTTGATGGTCACATATCCTGTTAAATCCGTCATAACCTTACCCCTTTATTTTTACCCCGTCACGTTCCTGACGGGTGATGATTTCAAGTATATCTTCAAGCAATTTGCAATAAGCCGTATTCTCCGCTATCTGTACAAATATCTCATGGTCTGCATTACGCCCCAGCTTCAATTCCTCCAGTAACTGGTGTATGCCGCTGGCGTGGTCCTGAAGAGAGATGAAAAGTCCCTCCAGTTTCGTACCCTGTTCTTGGCTCATGGCAGTATATGCTCCGCTTTGCCCGCTCTGGGATGCACCCTCATCCGGCTTGAATATATCGAACCCCTTGTCCTTTGCCATTTGTTGGTAAGCCTCCAGCAATGCATTGAAGTCTCCCTGCTTTCCAAGCACCTCATCCGTCATGCTGCCCAGCAGCTTGATATACTCCTTGAACTTCTCGTCGGCGGACAGGTCGGCATTCTGCGTCACGGCCAACATCTTCTTCTGGGCCTTTTCAAAGATATCACCGAATATCGTGGAATAAATCATCTGCTTTCCAAGATTCTCCAGCATTTCCGATACACTCTCGTAATAGGCGATGGCGGCATCCGTACCGTTAGCCCATGAATCCACCAGCGTATCGGTGAGGGTTGCTCCCAAGTCTCCGAAGATGTCCGTCAGATAATCCTTTACCTTTTCTACGGCTTCCTGGTATGCTTTCCAGTAGTCCGACATTTCCTGCAGGTACTGCTGGTTCTCCGCACTTAACTTGCCGAAGGTATCCGACCCTATAAACTTTTCCAACGCGTCCTGGTTGACGGTACCGTCCGCATTGAATAATTCAGGTACGGCATCCTTCAAAGACTTGTATTTTGCGGAACGGAACCAGGTCTTATGCTGTACCTTCACCTGCATGTTTGCGATGGAGTCGCCCAGGGAATCATAAGAATTCTTGATACCCTTGACTTCTGCCATCAAAGCCATTAAACCGGAGTATTTTTTACGGTTGCTGATCTTATCAAGAGTACCGTTATACCTGTCCAAAGCCTCTTGGGCAAGGTTCACATTTTTGATGGCGTTGCCCCACAAGTCATCACCGAAGATGCTTTTCTTGTCGGTGGAAATTTCAGCATTCAACTTGGCCAGAGACAATTCATAATTCAACTTAGCCATTTCCTTGCGGAACTCCTCCATATAGTCCGTACGCTTAAAAAGGCTTACAATAGCAGTTGCCACCTTCAGGGCCGCTGATATGATGGCAAGGATGACGGATGCCTTCTCTACAGTAGAGATGGATTCCGCCGCAACTTTGCTGGTGCCTTCTATGCTTTGCGCCGAATTTTCCGACAGAGTAGTTATGCCGTCAATGATACTCAGCGTAGATGTGGATATGGTACCGGCAGTCCTGATGATGTCACCGGCCACGTCACCCACGGAATTGCCTATGTCGTTGAAGGAGTTTTCCACATCTCCCAGCACGCGGTTCAGGTCGGACCATTCTTTGATACTTTTCTTGTTGTCCTTACTTTGCTCAGGGGTATTCACCTTGCTGCTGACCGTATTCTTCAGGGTGCTCACCTTTGCACGCCTCGTTGCCAGTCCCTTGTCATCCGGATTCAGGAATTCCGCCCGCTCCAATTCCCGTTCCGCTTCCACAAGTAGGCGTTGCAGTTCTTCGAGGTTGATATTTACCACATTGGCCGCCCAAGACTTGAATACTTCCTCGCGGGCGGCGAACTCGTTGTCTATATCCTCCAGGGCCTTTTCTTTCTGATAATCCAGTTCGTTGAGGGTTTCATCGGAGGCGCCGCTTTTCTGCAAGACATCGCGCTTGTCATCGAAGCTTTTCTCCGTGGATGTACGTTTGGTGATATATCCCTGGAATTGCTTCGCGTATTCTTCCAGCTTCTTGCGCTCCTTTTCAGTGGCCTCCTTATTGATCTTATCCAGTTCACCCTCATAAATAAGAAGGGAGGCGGCACGTTCGGTGCCTGCATCGTTCTGAACTTGTTTATACTCATCCGGGCTCACCTTCTTACCGCTTTGCTTGGCATGGTCCAGCTTGTCCTTCAGTTTCTTCTCCTGCCGGTCAATGCGTGACAGTTCTTCCTGATATTCCAGTTTAGCCAGTTTACGACGCTTTTCGTATCCCTCCTGCATCACCTGGACGATAGCGGCTTCCGATTTCTGTTGAGCACGGATGCGAGCTTCGGCCAGTTCAGTCCGGTAATCACTCTTATCGGTACCGGTTCCTCCCTTATCTTTTTTCCCTGTGATGGCTTCCAGTTTCTTTTCCTCTTCTTCAATGACTTTTATAGCATCATCATAATCCACTTTATTAGTCAATTTCTTCAAGGCTTTTCTCTTTTCAGCAATACTGCTCTCCAACTCTTCAACAGACCCTGTGATAACAGTATTTATATTTGTTCCTTCCCGAATCCGTTTAGCTTCATCCTGAAACTCTTCTGCACGTTTCAAGGCGTCTTCTTCCGCATCATATACCTCTTTCAGCTTATTGTTATAAGCAACAACGGCAGGATCACTGCCAAACTGATTTGTGGTACCACCGCCGAAGAACTTGGAAATTTTTCCTCCCTTTCCAAACCAAGGGCGATTTGTTTCTATACCTTCAGATTTTATTTTGTCGCCTTTGTCCCCTTCCTCTACAGCTTGATCAATCCACTTCCTTGCTTTTTGTTCCAACACAAGAACCTGTATATAATCGGAACTCTTTTGCATAAGTGTGTCATACCATTCGCTCAGCGTCTGATAATAACCGAATGCCTCACCATAAGTGCTATTCAATTCCGTAACCTTCCTACGCTCTTCATCCTTGCTACCTTTAAAATTCTTGATAGACTTGATGACCTGATCCAATTCAAACCGGGTTTTAACCAGTGTTCCGTTGGCTTCTTTTTCCACTTCATAAGTCTTTTGCATGGACTCGCGAAGTTCATCCAAAGCTGTTTTTCCACCAAATAGTCCTTTTATCCAGTTACCAATCTCCTTTCCATACACCACCGTCAGCGTAATAGCCGCCGCCATCGCCGTCTGCCATGAAAACAATGACGTCAGCAACTGTTTCCAGATGGGTGTCGCCTTCTTACCTGCCGCTGTCATCAACTCATACTCTTTCCGTGCCGATGCCACCGCATCCGTAAACATCGGAATGTTATTGGATATCGCCAGGAAGAACATCTGCGGCCCCATCGCCAGTGCCGGAAGCTCGCGGGCGATCTGTTGCATGCTCATCTTTACGTTGTTCAGTTTCGGTGCCGGGTCATACCGCATGATCGGCGTGTCGTTGCTGTCCTGTTTGGCCACTTCATACTTCATCAGCGTTTCCGTCAGCGAACGCACCTGTGCCTCCAGTGCCTTTATCTTTGCCGTATCTTCCGGGTTGACAACGCCCGTTGCCGCTGATTCCAGCGACTTCTGTCTCAGTGAGTCTATATCCTTCTGGATATTGATGATAATGGCCTTCACCCTCTCCCCGGCACTCTCCATGCCCCTGATTTCATCCGTAATGTAACCTGACAGGTCTATATCCGGCTTCACCGGAACTTCCGCCTGCTTCTTCAGGCGTTTCAGTTCTTCCTCCAGTTCCACGATCTTGCCTTTCAGCGCCTGTATGTCCGCCAGATCGGAAGGTGAGGAAACGCCCGTAGACAACGCATCCTTGAATGCGGACTGCAAGCCGGTCAATTCCTTTTTCAGGATATTGATCACTTCCTGCATCTGCGTCTCCATCCCGGTGATGTTCCGTTCTGCCGACTGCATGCCGCTGCGGGTCCTGTCATCCAAGAATATTTCAAGTCTTATGGGTTCCATCTCAGTCTTCCTCTTCTTCTAATTTTCGTAAATAACTTAGCGGGTCATTGTCTCCGGAAACGGTCTTCCTGTTCTCTTCCGCCTCCAGCTCACGCAGGTACTCCAGCGTTGTTTTCTTCCGTCCGTCCACGTGGCGGGGATAATCCTGCCACATCAGCATCAGTGTCGGATAATTAATGCCCCGCATGATGTATTTCAAGCTCCAGCCCGTATCACGGGCTATCTGTCCTATCAGTCCGAACGGGCTATGTGCGGGTTCCGTGTACCCCTTTAACTCCCGTTCTATCTTCTTTGGCTCAGGTTTGGCGGCATCAGGTTCATCACCTGGGCCAATCTGATAATATTTCCGAAAGGGACAGTATTCATGGTGCCGATGGCGAGCATCCAGGCCTCTTCCAGTGCCGCCGGATGCATGCAGTTCCTCAGCATCCACGCCACCGGTCGGTTCAGAAACCGCCCCAGCAACCAGCCCCTCACTATACCATACGCCACCATGCGGCTCACAGTCTTCGTATGCTTACGCATGAAATCCAGTTTCTGCTCGAAGGTGTATTTCTCCAGGTCCGTGTATTTCACGCCCATCTTCAGGTACATCTTCGATATGCGCACGCGGCTTTCCATGTTCGGAACACGCATCACCCAGCGGATATGCCTGCCGCCGGGAAGACGAAGCGGCAAAGAGATGCCGTTGTCCGCCAATACCTTTGCCGCTAAGAGTTCGATGTTAAAGTCCGTCATGGGTATCAGCCTTCAGGATTCACTGCCGGAGCGCCTGTTTCGGGATCAATGCCTTTGGCGAATATCTTCAGGCTTTTCCCTTTGTCATCTTTCAGCAGCTCTATGTTCAGTCCCAGTGCCAGCACTCCCTGCGAGTTGATGCCATTGGCAAAATCATTGCCTGTCACTTTCGCGTTGAAGAAACGGATGGTTTCACCACTGTCGCAGCTGATATCCATCGGGGCCGTCTTTTCCCATTTTTCGGGCGGTTCCCAGTTGCCATTGGCATCTTTGGTACCTCCGATTGTATTCACCAGGTTTTCCGTAGACAGGTCTATCAGGTTGCATGTAAACGCTTTCTTGCCCGGATTGCTGGTAATTGTGGCAATGGGGCCGTCCTTCACCTGGGCAGCATAGACGTCTACTTGCGTAGGGGCGGTGCCTGCCGGCTGAAGACCCTGTTCGTCTATCCATCCGATTACCTGCCCGTCGAACTTCACCTCGTTTAATCCATATATCGCTTTCATAAGTTCTCTGTTTTTAAGTTCTCTTTAATCGCCGTTTAATCACCATTAAAAGAAGCACGGCAACGGCCAGCCGTCCTGTCCATATCTGGAACCATTGCCATCCGGTGGGTTCTTTTATCACCTCCGGAGGCAGTTCCTTTACCTCTTCCGAGGTTTCATTCCTGATCCGCACCAGCTCTTCCGTCAGCAGGATCACCTGCCGTGCCAGGCTGTCGCAGGTGGCGATCACTTCAATGCTGTCGCCCGATATACGGGTAACGTTCACCGTGGCCTGACCGCTGCGCTTACTGAAGCCCGTCCCTATCGGTATAGCATTCAGTATCTCTGTCGGAAATACGGTCTTCGCTATACTGGGCGGTACCGGTTCCTGTAGGAGCGCGAACCCTCTTCTGCTTTGCAGGCTGTCTGCGCTGCGGTCGGTCCGTGTCAATTGTCCCGGACTTCTGCAACTCGCCACGGATAGGGCAATCAGCGTAATGCTTGCAAGTAGAAGCCCTCTGTATGGTACGGTTGAGTTCGCGCACCGCCTTGTATAGTTTGATATTCTCATTTTGCAGGTCTATTAATGTTCCCGACAAGTTGTCGTACATTTCTTTATAAGCGTCGTTCCGCTCTTTGGCGGCGATTACCTTGTTGTTCTCCCGATGTCTCAGCCATGCCCACAAGGAACCGGCAATGCCGCTTGGCACAAGCCATTGGAGAATCTGCATTATCAAGTCCGAGTTCATGGCTAATCACTTTTCACTAATCGTTAATCACTAAAGCAAGTTCCATCCTGCCACTACATCCGCCATCGCCGCCGGTACCCCGTTCTCCACCTGCGACATCGCAGCGGCGAAAGCGCACATCGTTGCCCGGTCGTTCACATCAGGCACGTAGCTTGCCGGCACCTGCATTTCCCTGCACACCCGGTTGATATAGCCGGATGTATTGTTCTCCACAGGCGGCGCCCACCGGTTGATGAAGTCGGCTATCGTGCGGCAGCCGTTCAATTTCCGGTAGTTCTGCAACAGCTTCAAGCCTGCCCGATAGCCGTAGGCCATGCTTTCAAACTGGCAGAATGACTTATCCCATGAGGGGTAAACCTCTCCCCGCCAACGGGTGGCGGAGAGACGGATGTTCAGCGGGTTGTTGTTACGTAGTCCTCGCGCGCTCATCACGGTTCCAGTTCAGAGTTCGGGTCTTCCGGTACCGGATTCTCAGATGCGGTAGACGCAGCAGCTGCGGCAGCTTCACGACGAACCTGCGCCCAACGCTTTTCTGCCGGAACAGCCTGGTCCTTGCTTTGTGCCGTTGCACCGTCCCAGCTATAGATGGCACCGAATGCTTCCAGTTTCTTAGGCAGCACGATATAGTAGTGGCGGAAGTTTACCAGACTTTCCTGCGTGGTAGGATTGGTGCGCGCCTCGCTGTAATACATCTTCGTGCTTCCCTGCGCCTTGAACATGCGCGGGCGGTAGAAAGAGAAAGAACCTTTCAGGTCGGTAGCCGTCGGAGTGGCATTGTAGGACACCTTCACGCCCGCTTTCGTGTAGTACGGGCAATTCACGTACGTGTACACCTCGAAGCCGAACATGTTCAGCAATTTCCCGGAGGTATAGTTGTAGTACTTGTCCTTGAAGCTCTGGTCGGCTTCCAACAGGTCGTTCACATGGTCGGGGCAAAGAACGAGCACACGGCCGTCTTCGGGCACCTCCATGTTGTCGTAGGCACGCTTCAGGGCTATGATGTCCTTTACGGTCAGTTTCTTGCGTCCCGATTCGTCGGCCGCACCGCTGGTTGCGATAACCGGAGTCTTGTCCGTATGGCTGTAGGGAGCCAGGGCGTGGGCGGCTTTCTTGTACTTCACCGTCAGAATGGCATTGCCATGACGTTCCACGTCAGCGGAATACTTGTCGAAAGACAAGGCGTATAGCTGGTCGTCCGTCACGCGGGTGGCTTTCGTCTGGAACTTGTCCAGGCCTACCGGCACGTCACTTTCCGTCAAGTCCTGTATGGGTATGGGATAGGTCGTATTGTTTACCAGCACGTCCGGATCACCGCCCACGTCCACCAAGTGAATCACTTCATTGTCCACCTTTGCGGAATAATCCGGAATACCGTTCAGCCAGTCCGCCTTCAGTCCGGCATTTAAGTGCTTTATCAATTCACCGGTCCACACTTCCGTATACACGCCTTCAAAAGCAGCGCCTGCAGGCATGAAGTTTCCAAGCACTGCCGGGACAACCGCGCCCGCCACTGCACCTATTGCGGGGGTTACCCCTACCAATGACGCCAGAACCACGCCCATCAAGACGTTGAACAGCGTGCCGCAAACAAATTTCAAGATAGAATTCATTCGATTTGATTTTTAATTGTTAGTTATTAATTGAATTTCGGACATTCAATGCCGTATTCCGCCTTGTACAGCGCACGGTATTTGTCCGGTTCGTTCTCACGCATCAGTTTCAGCTGCGCTTCCGGAACCTCACTGAGTTTGTTCCATTGCCCGGTTGCCATGCCGCCGCCCGTTGCGCCGCCGCCGGGATTGATCAGTTGCATCGGTTTTGTAACGGCCGCCATGCTGTCCAGCGTCAGTTTCAGGCTTTCGGCACCTACTGTCTTGCCCAGGTTAATGAAGTGATCCTTCTTGTCGGCATTGAACTTTCCGGCCTTGATGGCGTTATCCACCATCTGAGTGACACCTGCCAATTTCATGGCATCCAACTGTGTGCGCAGTTCCGTATTGGCGGTCTGATATCCCAGCAAGATGCCAACCTTGGCGAGAATCTCCGCTTCCGTTGCCGTCTCCGGCAGGCCCAGCTTCAGGGCGATAGCTTTGAAATCTACATTCATAGTCTCTTCTGTTTTAGAATTATTGTTTTGCGGAGCTTCTCCGCCGTTAGTTTTCAGTAAAGGAAGGGATGGGCAGTCTTCGCCTACCGCCAGCTTCAGTTCGTTACCCCGATAGCTGAGTTGCACGATATTGTCGTCATTGCCGCCCATATCCACCATGCTTACTTCAAGGAGCTTGCATTTGGTCACCGTAGGACGTGTTTGTCCCGGCTTCAGAAGTTCGGGAGCATCGCTCGTCTCTATTACTTCAAAGTAAGGGCTGCACATCTTCAGCGTGCCCTTGTCAAACTGTTGTTTCAATATTTTTGATTCATCCCGCACTTCGTCGAAGTAAGGCTCCCCGGTCACATCCTTTCCCTCTACCCGGAAATCCTTGATGCTACCTATTATTTCTCCACGACGGTGCATATACAACAGCAAGGGGTTTTGCTGGTATTGCCCGTAATCGATGCCGTCGGTCTTCACCCACGTGCCGAAGCAGTTTAAACTTTCACTTGATATCCTGATTCTTTTTCCCATGATTTGCGTCTCATTTTGGCGCAAACTTACGGCTACGCGCACAACCGCACAAAAAAGTGTGCAACGGTTGCGATGAAGCGTGCAGCCTGTCCGCAATACTTTGTAACCACTCCACCGTTTTTTCGTCGCCCGCCACGGGCTTCGCAACTTTGCCGCTATAATCAAGCAGTTAGAAGGTATGGCAAAAGACATGAGCAAACAGAAGGCGGTGGCCAAGCACCTCTACATGAAAGGTACGCCCATCATGCAGATCGTGGAACTTACCGGGGTGACCAGGCAATCCGTCAGCCGCTGGGTAAACCAGGAGAACTGGAAAGAAGAACGTGCCGCGCGTGAGATGAGCAAAGAGTCCATCACGTCCATGACTCTCTCCAAACTGGGAGAAGCCATAGAGAATACGGACGCTGACGAAAAGAGCATCAGCCGCATGACGGACTCGCTGATAAAAGCGGCAAAGGGTATCAAGGAAATCAACCGGAACACCAACATCGTGAACAAGGTGGATACCATCATCGAATTCGAGAACTGGCTGGTGACCCATCGCGAAGAGTATCCGGATGTGGATGACAAGCTAATCATGCTCATCAACCAACTGCACAGCGACTTCATGAACATCAAATTCAAGCAGAAATGACAGCGGACGAGAAAAAGGAAGCCCTCAAACGGTGGGAAGAGCATTGCAACCGGTTGCAGCGAATCACCTCGAAGCGCAAACCGGAGACGGAGGCGGAACGGAAGAAGAATATCGCCCGTGCCCTGAAGGATTATGAGTATTTCTGTCAAAGATACCTCAGCCACTATTGCCAGTGCAAGAATGCCAAGTTCCACAACGATGCCGCCCGTTATATCGAGAATCACCCGGAAATGCGTGCCGTCTTCAAGTGGCCGCGCGGACATGCCAAGTCGGTACACCTGGATGTGGGCATACCACTCTGGCTGAAGTTCAAAGGTATGTTGCACGTTATGGTTCTCGTGGGTAAAAGCGAAGACAATGCCGACGCCTTGCTGGGCGACCTTCAGGCGGAACTTCAGTTCAACCAGTACATCATCGAGGACTTCGGCGAGCAGTATAATGCCGGATGTTGGCAGGAAGGCGAGTTTGTCACCAAGGACCAGTGTGCTTTCTTCAGCCGCGGCCGTGGGCAGTCGCCCCGTGGATTGCGATTCCGGGACATGCGTCCGGACTATATCATTGTGGATGACCTTGACGATGACGAAATGTGCCGTAGCGAAGCCCGTGTAAGGGAGATGACGAAGTGGATCAAGGAAGCTCTATTCGGTTGCTTCGGGGGCAAGGAAGGACGCTTCATCATGGTAGGAAACCTGATAAGCAAGAATAGTGTGCTCCAGCAGATCATTGACAGCGATACTGTTTACACCAGTACTGTTTATGCCATCACCAAGGACGGCACGCCTGCCTGGCCGGAATGCTACACCATCGAACTGTTGCGCAGCCGCGAAAAGTTCATGGGATACCGCAGTTTCCAGAAGGAATACATGCATAACCCCATCACTGAAGGCGCCGTCTTCCAGGAACGCTGGATACAATGGCGCCGGATGCTGAAGCCGTGCTATTATGAAAGCCTTGTGCTCTACATCGACCCCTCTTTCAAGGACAGCAGCAAGAACGACTACAAGGCCGCCAAACTGTGGGGACGCCCGCGCCCCGGACTGAAATCCGCCAAACGCTCCGAACTGCACTGCCTGCGCGCCTTCGTGCGCCAGTGCAGTGTAGGCGAAATGGTACGCTGGGTATATGACCTCTGGGAGTCGCTGCCCGAAGATGCTGCCGTCACCATCTACATGGAAGCCAACTTCATGCAGGACACTATACTGGATGAATTCGAGCGTGAAGGCAACCTGCGGGGTTACCAAGTACCCGTCACCGCCGACAAGCGAAAGAAACCGGACAAGTTCGCCCGCATCGAAGCCATCAGCCCGCTATGGGAGCGCGGTTTCGTGTGGTACAACGAGAAGTTGAAGACCGACAACGACATGAAGACCGGCATCGAACAGACCCTCGCCTTCGAGAAAGGCAGCCGTGCCCACGATGACGGGCCGGATGCCGACGAAGGCGCCATCTACAAACTGCAAAAGCAGGTACGCGAAGAAAGTTTCGTCCCTCGCATGGGAGTGCGGCAACTGCCCTCGCAGTCATGGTGACCATTCATAATTCATAACTTATAATTCATAATTAAAGACATGTTCATCACAGAAGAAGATTACATACAGGTAGGAGCCGATGCACTGAAAATCATGCAACAAAGTTCCCCGGACAACCGCTTGAAAGCGGAAGAACGTGCCATATCCCGCGTAGCCGGTGCCTTGCGTGGACGATACGACGTAGAAGCGGCCTTCGCTCTTGAAGGCGATCGGAGAGATGCGGAACTGGTGGGATGTGTCACCGATATCGCACTCTATCACATGTGTTGCTCCCTGCCCCAGAAAATGGGCTACGAAATACGGGAAAAACGTTACGAACAAGCCTTGAAGTACCTGAAAGATATACAGGCAGGGGACGTCACACCTGATATCCCTACCGTCACCGGTCCGTGTGGTGAAGAAGACTACCACAATCCGGTCCGCTACGGATCGGCATCTAAAAACGATTATATCTGGTAACATTATGTCGACTAAGAATAAGAAACAAAACCCCGTAAAAGTGGGACGTGTGAATCTGGACAACCCGGCCGAGCTGAAACGGGTGACCCAACTTTCCGTCAACCTGCAATTGCAGACCGAAGCGTTGACCAAGAAAGACCTGCGCACCTGGCGCAACGCCTGGCAATATGCCATTAACGTGGATTATCCCAACCGTGTGCCGTTGTACGACGTATACGGCGACGTGGAAGTGGACATGCACCTCACCGGCTGTGTGGGGCAGCGCAAAGGCTACGTGTTGAACAAAAGTTTCCGCATCGTGGACAGGAAAGGCGATGAGAATCCTGACCTGACGGCCGTCTTCGAGTCGCCCTGGTTCAAGACCTTCATGGATTTGGCTCTGGACAGCATCTATTGGGGACACTCGCTCATCCAGTTGGGCGATATCATCGTGGTGGACGGCGTACCCGCATTCAGCAACGTACAGCTGGTTCCACGCCGACATGTCATCCCGGAATACGGCGTACTGGTGGTGAACCAGCAGGAAAGGTGGCAGAACGGTTACGATTACCGCAATTCACCAATGGCGGACTGGGTAATAGAAGTAGGCGAACCCAATGGCTTGGGCCTGTATCTGAAGTGCGCCCAGCATACCATACCGAAGAAGAATGTCTGTAGCTTCTGGGATATGTTCTCCGAAATATTCGGTATCCCCTTCCGTGTGGGGAAAACCACCAGCCGCGACGCCAAGGAACAGGGCCGTATTGAAAAGATGCTGGGCAGCATGGGCGCGGCAGGCTGGGCGCTTTTCCCCGAAGGAACGGATATAGAAATTAAAGAATCTACTCGCGGGGATGCTTATAACGTGTTTGACAAGCGCATAGACCGGGCCAACTCCGAGCTATCAAAAGGAGTACTCACCGAAACTATGACCACGGAGAACGGCAGCAGTCTTTCACAAAGCGAGGTGCACCTGGAAGTGCTGAAGAACCTTGTCAGCAAGGATGCCGACAACCTGCGCGACATTATCAACTTCCAGCTCATTCCGAAGATGATAAAGCACGGTTTTCCGTTGCGGGGATACCGCTTCGACTGGTACGAAGGTATCGACTTCACTCCTGAACAGCAGGTAGCATACGAGCGTCTGTTGCTGGAGAACTATGAGGTGGACCCGCAGTATTTTATAGACAAGTATAATGTGCCTATCATTGGGAAGAGAGAGGCGGCGCCTGTTGTGGTTCCGGACAGCGATGATGATGAAGACAAGAATAGCAAGAAGGACAAGAACGGAAAACAGAAACTCGTTAAACCTTTTTTCGACTAAGCCCTTCGGACTATGAAGGGCTGCACAAACGGGCATGCCTGTCTTATTTCGGAAGCGAAATGCAACTGGACAAGATAGAAGCGGGTAAAGAATCGGACGTGGACACTGCCAACGTGGAAGCTGCTTTTGTCCTGCTTATGAGATGGCTACACCGCCAGCCGGAATTCACCCCGGAGATGCTGAAGGATGAAGAAGTACAACAATTCGTCCGTACACACGCTACGGTGCTGGATGACGCAGTAGACTATTCCATCCGCCAGCGTCCGCTGGATGACATCAGCGTGCAACGCCTGAAGGAATCGAACTTTGTGTTCTCCGGCTTTAAGACCTTCCATGAATTGAACGAGGCATTTCCCTCACTGCTGGATAAGGATGGCAACCGCAAACCTTTTGAAGGCTTTTTAAACGACGTTCAAAAGATAAACGAGAACTATAACAAATGGTACTTGAAAGCAGAATACAATTTCGCCATGTCAGCAGCCAATATGGCCGCCAGGTGGCAGGGCTGGTGGGAGGATGAGGACCGGGACCGCTATCTGCTACAATACCGTACGGTAGGCGACAAACGGGTACGCGAAAGCCACCGCCTGATGCACAACATCACTCTGCCCGTCACTTCCAAGTTTTGGGACAGTTACTTCCCGCCAAATGGTTGGAATTGCCGCTGCACCGTAGCCCGTGTCCTCCGACGTGATTATCCCGAAAGCAACGAACAGGAAGCAATGTTGGCAGGCAGCCAGGCAACGGCGGGGAAACACCAGGAAATGATGCGTTTCAATCCGGGCAAACAGATGGCATGTTTCCCATTCTACAATCCCTATACCATCAGTAAGTGCCGGAACTGTGAATTACAGCCGATGAAACTGGTGAAGGAACCGGATAATGAATTGTGCGCCGCCTGCAAGGTAATCAGGGAGATGAAAAGACGGAAAGAGGAATTGAAGACACGCAGAAAGGAGATTCAGAAAGAGGCTGAATACCTGAAAGATGAAACGTTTACCAATGAAGAGTTCGGCAAGGAAATCGCCTTCAGCAAGAAAGGCATCAAAGAGTGGTTGAACCAACCGCACAAGCATGTTGCCGAAAAGAATGAAATGTTACTACGCATCAAAGATGTCATCAGGGAGGCTACGTATATGGGAGCTGGAACGGACAGACACAATGAATCCATTACCATGCACCTGTTTGAAACGGAACTCAAAGGAGATAAAACCTGGATTATAGCACGTGAAATGTTTGATGGAGAAGTACGCCTGCATAGTATATCAGACAAGGAGGAAATTCTGCAATATATCAACAAAAAACAGGATAAATAGGAACCAGCACCTCCGGGAACTGCAATCCCGGAAACTTCTTTCCACATTTACCCTGTTTCGGATACCACAAAGATACGCTTAATTCTTTAAATAACAAGCATTATGACCCAAAATTCAAATATAACCAAGGAACTGGAACAAAAGGCCAACCGATTCATCAGACTAACACTGAAAGATATCAGCGTAAAGCTGGGCGATGAGTTCGACCGGAACTTCGAGCGGGAAGCGTTCTTCAATGAGAAGTGGGCGCGCCGGAAGTTCAACGACGATGAAAGCCGCGGCCTGCTGACTCGCGAAGGAACCTTGCGCCGCAGCATCAAAGACGGGGTATCCATCACCGACCACGCCAGCGTTGTCTTCACCAGCAGCGTTCCATATGCCGCCATCCATAACGAGGGTGGCGCCATCACCGTCACCCGCAAGATGAAGAAATACTTCTGGTACCGCTACATGCTCATCATGGGCAGCAAGCGCAGCCGTCCGGACAAACCGAAGTTCACCGGAAAGCTGCAACGCAAAAAGAATGGCGAACTGCGGGACAATCAGAAGAACCGGGAACTGACCGAAGAAGCCAAGTTCTGCAAAATCATGGCACTGAAGAAAGTGGGCAGCAAAATCATCATCCCCAAACGACAGTTCATCGGCATGCACCCCGACGTGGAGCGTATCATCCGTGAAATCACCGATGCCAACATCAAAGAGATATTTAATTAATCCGTGAAACCCGCGTAATCCGCGCCTAAAAATTATACATCATGAGAAAGTTCCTTTACCTCAGCCTCATTGACCGGCTGAAACAACTCACAGACAAAACGGGAGACCCCGCCATCAAAACGTTCGACCTCTGGAACGAACAAGTGGAATTCATCGAACAGGAAGAAGTGTTCGACACGCCCGCCGCGTTCATCGAATTCATGCCCGTGAAGTGGGGAAACCTGGGAGGCGCCACCCAGCGCGCCGAAGTCACCATCCGCCTGCACATCGTCACCCCCTGGGACGGAAGCGCACGCGACGGCAGCCTCTTCCAGCAGCAGAGCCTCGACCGCTTCGACCTGCTGGACCGCATAGACCACCACCTCTTCAACCTGATGGGCAGTGACGGACGGACGGAATTCAACATGTTCCGCCGCACAGGCAGCAGCACCAACCACAACCACGAGGAACTGGTGGAAGATATCAGCGACTATACATGTATGGTGATGGATAACATCAGAAAAGAGTGAGTTGCGCCCGCATCTCTTCCTGCTTGCGGATGATACGCGGGTCGGCAGAGGCGTTGATGATGTTGTAGAAAGTCTTTTCGCAAATGTGATATTTCGGCCAGATGTAGCGGCGTAGAATCTCGCGGTTACTCAGGCCGCTGCGCGCATGTTCATCGTAAATGCGCACGATATCTTCTACCCGGAAAACGTAACTGCACCCTATTATTTTTCTCCGATTCTTCTTCATGGATTGACAAGCAAATGAAAGAATGAATAATGAAAGAATGAAAACTCCTGAAAACGTGATACAAAAGTAATCGTAATAACATATTAATGCAACAAATAGCATCAAAAAGCGTGTACTACCACAGCGGATAACGAGTTTACACCACCTTTGCCCCGTCTTTTTCGCGAAACGACGCAGTTTTTAATTCTTTAATTATTAATTCTTAATTTGCAAAGCAATGAGTGTAAACTATTCCCTGGCTCACATGAGCTCCAAACCGGGCGACGATGCCGCCCCCAAACTATTCTACGCCAAGGCACAGGCCGCAGGCGAAGTAACCATGGACGAAATGGCCGAAGACATCGCCTATTCAACCTCGCTCACCGACGGTGATGTGTTGAACGCTATCCGCGCCCTGATCAAACAGGTGAACAAACATCTGGCCGCAGGCAAGATCGTCCGCCTGGAGACTTTCGGAACATTCCAGGTGCAGCTGCAATCGGAAGGCGCCGAAACCGAAAAGAAATTCACTTCCTCCAACATCACCGGCGCCAGCATCCAGTTCCGCCCCGGCAAGCCTATCAAGGCGGCCACACGTGCGGGAGACGGAGGGCTGACCTTCAAGCGTGTAGTCAAGAAAGGAGAAGCGGCATTACCCGATGACGGCGGCAATGGCGGGAACAGCGGCGGTGACGGCGGCATAGAAGATGATCCGCTGGGCTGATCGTCTACCTATAGGTAGTGAACCCACTACTTAGTAGTAGTGAACCAACCACCCGGTAGTAGTTGTCCGATTACTACCGGGTAATTTTTTGACCCGATTAAAAAGAAAGGAAAACGCACAATGAATGAAGAGAAGAAAGAAAGTAAGCACCCCGGCGGCATCTATCTGAGCGACCTGGCACAACAATACTTCCCGAATAATACACCCCGAAGTGCGGTGAGCCAACTGCACCGCTGGATTGCCCTGAACACGGAGTTGACCCGACGCCTGAAAGAACTGTTTTACAAGCCCCGCCAAAGGGCGTTGACGCCGTTGCAACATGAGGCGGTACTGGAATGTCTGGGAGAACCGGGAGCGTGAAACCATCTTCCTGACGTCAGGAAAACGATAGAAGTAATAGAGCCGCTGCACGAGGGTTGTGCAGCGGCTCTATTACTTCTATTCTTTTCATGTTTTCAATGTTTTACTCTAATTGTTCTACTTCTTCTATCGCTTTAAAAATCTCAAGAATCACCTGCGGAACTATGGCGTTTCCGTATCCTTTGACTGATTCCTGTCTCCACTTTGTGAAAGGAATGGTAAGGTCGTCCACATTAAAGGGAAGCCCATCATTTCCTCTACAAACAGGGGATTGAGTTGGGAACTCTTTCCACCAGTCTGTTCTCGATGTTCTCCCAACATTACAGGAAGATTGCATAGGGCATCTGTTCTCATTTTCCCATTCTTCCTTGTTAACGCTTGAGGTGAAACCGAAGGTTGGAAATCTCTTCGGGTTGGAGTTGGAAGCATTCCATTCATTGCCATTGCAGTCAACGCAGTCCCCATCTGGCTTTTCGGGTTGTACTTCTTCGTGTATTTGTCCGCTTCCCGGGCATTGGGAGTCGGCAACATCCCGTGAAAGTCCAGAAAGTCCATCAACCCATTCGGACGTGTTTCTCCATTTTTCCGGCTGTGAAAAGTTGCTCCGCCAACATTCTTCAGTTTTTCCACTCGGTTTGCATGATAAATGTCCGTTGCCATTGGTGTCGGGAGCAATTCCATTGGATAAAACTCCGTCTGTCCTTTCTCGTTGCATCTTTTCAATCCTTGCGTCTGAACAGTGGGCAACAAACCACACCCTGTCTCTTCTGTGGGGCGCTCCGACGGCACAAGCCGGAATAAGCATCGGCTGGACGGAATATCCTTCTCGCTCAAGGTCTTTACAGATGGTTTCGACAACATACTCTTGTCGTAGCAATACTCTTTTTCTGTTATCTTCTCCGAAAATAGAGGTTTGGCTTCCCATTTCAGTCTCCTCGCCGGGCTGAACCATCGTGAGGATTCCAGCAACGTTTTCACCAATAACCCAAGTGGGTTGGATTTCCCGTATAGCACGGAGCATGTGTGGCCAGAGGTAACGGTTATCATCCGCTCCCTTTCTTTGACCTGCGACGGAGAAAGGCTGGCAAGGAAACCCTCCTGTAAGGATGTCAATCCGTCCTCTCCATTGACTAAAGTCTGTTTTGGTAATGTCTTCATAATGTTCTGAATTAGGAAACCAATATTTCAGTATCTCGTTGCAAAAATCGTTTATCTCACAGTGAAAGGCATTTTCCCAGCCCATCCAGGAAGCTGCTACACTCGGAGCGTCAAAACCGCTAAATAAACTGCCATGTACCATTATGCATTATCTTCAATGGGTAATTTCATAAAACACATCCACATGGTCTTTCCATGTCTTCCGGTAGTATGTCCAAACAATGGTTTCCGTCCGATGGCCTCTAATACTTCCCTGACTGTTATCTGATCCTCGTTCCATTTGAAAATCAGAACTCCGTAGTCTTCTAAAACTCGAAAGCATTCATCAATTCCTTTTTTTATCACCCTTGGCCAATCTTCAGGAAGTTTACCGTATTTCTTGGCCAACCAACTATCTTTGCCAGCCTTTAGAAGATGGGGAGGGTCGAATACTACCAGCTTAAAGGATTCATCCAAGAATGGCATATCGGTAAAGTCAGATACAATATCCGGATGAACTTTCAGACTTCGACCATCGCAAAGAGTATGCTCTTCATCTCTGATGTCAGCAAACAAGGTCAAAGGATTTTCCTTGTCGAACCAAAACATCCGGCTACCGCAACAGGCATCTAATATGATTTTCGTTTCACTCATTTCTATATGGTTATGAGCCTCCCCAAATCCGAAGGGAAGGCTCCGTTTATTACTTTCTAAAAAATATATCTCCTGAGATACTTCTTGCCGTGTCGTCATTTGTCAGACGGATGTATCGGAAGAAGTTTTGTTCAGTACGATGCCCGGTCAGCCGCATGATTTCCAGTGTCGTCATTCTGCCGGTTAGATACATGTTGGTGGCTGCCGATCGTCTTGCTGTATGACTACTGATTAATTCCCACTTCTGACGAGTCACCGTTATCAGTTTGCCGCCTTTGGTAAATGAATAAGTAACAAGGTCATTCAGACCGATCTCTTTCATTATCACCTTCAGGTATTTGTTGACATACTGAATACACAAGCCGCAAGGAATAACACCGCCATACTTAGCATAGATTTCTTTCACGTAGTCGTGCATCGGTATCTTGACATCTACATTCGTCTTCTTTGTCCGCTTCACTAAATAGTCACCCTGGAAATTGTCTTTCGTTAAGGTGGAGTAATCAGAGTAACGCAAAGCAGTAAGACAACCAAGCACAAACAAATCCCTAATCCTTTCCTTCGCTTTCCGCCTATCCTGCTTCTCAAACTTGTAGTAGTATATCCTTGTGATTTCATTCATTGACAGGAACACGGCATTGGTAGGCTCGCACTTCAAATCAATCTCATCATAAGTGTTATCTACTGCATAGTTGTATTGTGATGCCCGACGGACAAGCGTCTGAATCTTCTGGATATATCCTACTATTGTGTTATGCCTGAGTCCCTGGTCTTCCAGATAAATTATGAAATCATCCAGGAATTCACCTGTAACGGAATTGGTAAATATATCGCAGTCGAATTCTTCGGAAAAAGCATCTATATGCTTTATAATTGCGTCATAGACCGCTGCATAGTGTTCAGACTTGCGTCTGCTTCTCTTTTCAAGTACTTCCCTGGCGAAGGTGGTGAAGTATACACCTTCTATCGGTTTCGCCTGCCGGAAGTGATTGATGTAGTCCTTTCTTGGCTTGGCCTCAAGGACCGGATAAGAAACCGCTAATGTTGTTTTGACTATTCATTTTTAAAGGTTAATTAATCCACCTGATACAGCCTGCACCCCGTCTTCTCCTTTGCCCTGAGCAGGAAGCTGGCCGCTTCGTCGCTGTCCACTACCAGACGGATGGCAGTCAGGCCTTCCGTCTTGGGCTTCTGCAGGAGCAGGGAGCACGGCTGTTCGTAATAGTTCCAGTAGAAGATGAAGTCTGCCACATGGAAGTTGTCTATCTGGACGATGTATTTCACTGGGATGCGCTGCATACTGTCATTCTTTGAAATAAGGTTTCACTTCGCCGTCAGGCACCCATTCCACATTCACCACCGCCTTCACCTGTCCCGTTCCGCCACACGAGGGACAAGGTTTCTTCACCTGCTCGGTGATGATGTCCGGGTCGAGCACATACCCGTTCCCTTGGCAATAGCCGCAACTATAACCGGGGAATTCCTTGGGTTTCTCCCGCCCGGCTCCGAAGATGGGTGCTGAAATCAGCACCCCGTTCCATTTCTCGCTCATACCTTCCTTTCTTTATAGGTCCAACCATTCAGCCTGTACGTCTCCCGCCGTGCCTCTTCCTTGGTCAGATAGTCTCCGACCTTTGTCCCGTGTGTCGATATCTTCGGGGGAAAACTGTCTCCCTGGCGGTAGGTGATTTCGAGATACACCGCCCAGCATCGCCCGCGCGGGCGGTATTGATACCAGCGGTGTATCTCTTTCATGTCACTGCGCAGCTGCATCGCTTTCCTTTTTAGGTTCCACGAAGAAGGACTCTTCCTGCACCACTTGCACGCCGATCTTCGGAAACATACCTGCAACGTCTTCATTGTCACGATCGGCCAGCAATCCCTGTTTGTCCAGTTCTTCCGATGTGCGGATATACGAAGGGAGATACTCTTTGCAGAGGTTCGTCACCGCCGCCCAGGTGAAGCCCTTCAGGTTCTTCAGCTTCGGTGTGCCGGTGCGGAAACCGAACACGCCGTGGGCGCTCTCCACGCTCTTTTTTTTGGAGAATAGCTCATCCTTGTTCTCCACCGCATACGCCTGCACAATCTCGAAGGCCGCCTCTTTCCGGGCGTTCTGTTCCGCCAATTGGTCGGCATACTTTTCACGGATGCGGGTCATCTCGATGTCCATCTTGGACGTGAGGTTCTGTACCTTGGCATCGGCTGCCGCAAAGTCCGCGAATGCCTGTTCTGCCTGTTCGCGGCTGATGCCGCTGATTACTGTTTTCTTGGTTCTTGCCATAATTCCTTTTTTTTATTGGGTTAATAGTTAATTTTCTCTCTTCTTTCCCTATTCAGCTTACACCGTTTCTCCTTATTCTTAGGCGATTTCTTCGGAGTTTCCAGCGCCTCCAGTTCCCGTTCCAAACGGTCGTATCGCACCAGTTCCGCCCGGTAGGCATCCAGCAGGCGGTCATATTCGGCAGGCTTCAGCTTATCGGTGCCGTCCATCAGGCGTTCCTGAAGGTCGCAGATGCGGTCGGCACTGGCTTCCAGTTGCCCCGCGAGTTCCTGACGGTAGTCGGACATGTCCGGGGTTTTACGGATGTAGTCTCTCATTGTTCGGCCTCCTTCCTGGCAATTTTTCCCATTACGCCAAGCACCTTGCGCAGTTCCTCCACATCCATCTGCGTGATGTTCTTCCCAGTTCCACTGTACTTCCGTACCCAAACATTGATTTTAGCCTTGTTCATTTCAAAATCTTCCGGACTGTTATTCCCGCTGTAATCCTTGTTAAGGAAAGATATCTGGAAAGACTTCTTATAAATCTTTCCCACCAGCCTGCGGGCTTCTTCCCGAAGCATATCCTTCACCTTCCGGTCGCGATCACCGTTCAGACTTGACAGCAGGCGCTTCGCTTCCTCGAAGGTCAGTTCCTTGGTGCTGCCGATAGTCCGCCCCGTCTGGCCGGACAGCCATTCTAGGCGTTCCTGCCTCTCTCTGATGCCGATGCCCTGAATGGCTGTCTGCAAGGCTTGCAGCTGCCGGGGGCTGATGGGTTTAGTCATTGTTGCTTTCATACGCTTGTTCTTTAATATTTTCCAACCAATGTTTTTGATATCCTTTGTCCCATATAATGAAGTAGCCGCGGGGACCACCTGCACCACGAGACACATGTGATGCCTTGAATCTGTCTATATATATACGCCTGAAAGAATCCTTCTTCACGTCATAGGCCATAGGCCCTTCAACTTCCTTCCCTTCCACATGAGAGATGAAAATGAACATCTTCTTAGGGTACTTCCGTCGCAGGGCAATTATTTCCTTTGCTTTGACCCCGCATTGATCTCCCAAATACTGTACGGAATCCACAAATACCACGTCGGCGCTGCGTTGCTTGGTTATCTCCCCTTCAATGTCCTCTATACCTTCACATTCCTCGCTGAACTGTATTCGGCTGACTCCGCTACGGATGCCTGCCAGTGCCAGTTCCTTCTGAAAGTCGTCACGCACTCCCATTTCCAGCGAGATGAACAACACCCTCATTCCAAGCTCATCCAGTTTCCGGGCCAGCAACAGGGCAAAGTGTGTTTTCCCTTGTCCTGACTTTCCGTAGATAATCCAGCATCCGGAACGCTCGGGCCTGCCGAATGCCTGGTACCATTCCCCGTCAAAAGGGATGTATTGGAATTTTGCGTCTTCTATGTTCTTTACGCTCAGAATCTTCATGCCAGCTCGCCACGTTCCAGTTGTTGATGTATCAGTTCATTGTCTATCATGCCCGCCAGCTCGCGAAGGTCGTCGCAGAACAGGACAAACTTCCCGCTGCCCTCCACCGGTTCTTTTTTGCGCTTATCCAACTTTCCCCATATCTCCAGTTGCTTGTCCTTATCGGTCACGCCGTTGGCTTGGCAGATGGCGCACACGTCTTTCTTCGTGGCACCCAGCAAGGCTATATAATTTCGTTTGAAGCGTCCGTCTATTTCATCATATCCTTCGATGCGGCCTACGTAACGCTTGATGGTGCGTTCCAGTGTTTCCGTACCGGCTACCAGTGCTCCCATGCGGTGAAACGTATCATCATACAGAGGGATAAGCGCACACAGGGCGGAATGAGTTAACTTCCCGGCATCATCCAGTATCAGAAGCGGATGCAGGTCGGCCATCTGGTTGATGTTTTGGATGATGGCATCCAGCAGGTCGTCATTATCCATATAGCGGGTGACGGTGATGCCCAAACAGGTGGCCAGCTTCGTAAGAAACTTGCGCCCCGTCCACTTGCGGCACTTCAGATAAATGACGGACTTGTCCGCATTGGTATTATAAAGGTCGATGAGCGATTGCGTCTTCCCGCTTCCCGAACGTGAGGAGATGCAAAACCATTTGCTATTGCACTTGGCGGCGTTGAAAGCTGTTTTGATTTGCTGGTAACTTGATACTGTTTCCACCACATTCCAGGTGCCTTCGTAATAGTTGAGGGCAGCCGCTATCTTTGCGGCCATATTGTCCACCTTAGCGGCATACTTACCGGAAAGCAGCTGTGAGAGTGCTGTACCGGATATGTCACATTTGCGGGCTATCTCCTCTTGGGAAGAACCGCGCTTCACGAGTGCTTCGATGTACTGTTTTAGTCCTTGAAAATCCATTTTTACATTATTTTTAAAGGTTATTTAAAATCATCTTGAAAAGTTCATGTCGGCCGGATTGAATTCGTAGTCCTCATCCTCATCATTGGCGGAGATTACCACCGCTTGCGGAATGCGTTCCGTAATATCCTCATAGTCGGCATCCAGTACTTCATCACGCATCTTGCTGCGTGCATCCTTATGCTGTCCTCGGCTGTCGGTTATCAGGTAACGGTCCAGCAGGGTATTGTTTATCAGTTCCGGGATGCGCTGCTGGAGGTTCTTGATATGTCCGTCCACGCTCGCCACCTTGCCATCAATGTGCTGTTGCAGTTCCTCGTTGAAGTCTTTCACCCGGTTGCGGTACTCGAAGTGTTCCGGCTTTTGGTCGGCCAGAGCCATGGGAGCCTTCATACACTTCTGCATCATGTAGCGCAGCGTGCCTATTTCTTTTCCGGCATCCTTCATGCCTTTGCGCACGGCGTTGCTGATAAGTATCCGGTTCATGTCTTCGGGGTCATAGCGCACGATCCAATCCTCGTTGTAGTGCTCGCGCAGGGAGATGTCGAAGGTGTCGTAGTTGATCCGCTCACCTTGCATTTCCAGACGAAGACCGTCACCGTTAATGTGGTTGGTGCGTCCGGTGGTTTCGCCCATCAGCAGCAGGTATTCCTCATCACAGAAAGGTAACTTTCGGGCTTCCTCAGTCTGTTCCCAGGCAGCCATAAAATCTTTAATCTTCATGGCGCGTTCCTTCATCATCATGGCTTCAATCTGTCCCATGAGGGTTTCTTCATCGGGAATGAGGTGACGGTTCGCGTTGATGACTTCCATATTCGGCTGATTGTCCTGGTCGGAAGTGATGCCGAACCCTGACCAGTTGCCTTGCTTCTGGCAATGCTGCACGTTCAGATACTTGAAGTAAGGTTCGATTATTTTCGATTTGGCATTGCCAAGGGCGGCAGGCGTGTAGTATTTAGTCATTGCCTGATAGAAGGGAACCATAACACCTTTCTGATAATTGTCGCTCTGAAGCTGCAGCGGCTTGTATCGGTCGCCAAACAGTTCTTTAGTATGCCGCACGGCATTGCGCAGGGCCTCACGTATCAGTGCCGGTGACTCATGGTCTCCAATGGCATAGCCTACAGGGTATTTGCAGCAGGCGTCCAGCACAACTACGATGGTTTTGCGGTTGGTATAAGTGGTCATCATATACCGTTTTTCCTCACCGTTCGCCTTCTTGTTTTTGGCAACCTTTTTCTGATACAGCAGTTCCACCGTCCAGCCGTCCAGCGTCCAGTAGGTGAGAGCTTGCGTAGGGGCTTCCCGGTGTATCTGCATCTTGCGGGTATTGGCAACAGCTTTCTTTCCCTTGCGTCCCTGCATGGTGGTGAGTTCCATCTTCTTCTTGTAATTATCCACAGTCACGGGGCTGTTGATAAGCGGCTTATCAAGAATTTCCGCCACCTTGTTATACTCTTCCATTATTTGCACGCTGTTCAGGTTGTTGTGCAGGGAGATGAGCTTGTGCAGGATGGCTTCGCTCTCTTCATCCTTCACTACGGCAGCGGACTTGTTGCCGAAGTTCTTGTGGATAAGGTAACGGTAACCTTCTTCACGGCTGATGCGACAGGCGGCCTCATATTCCTGGCACTTACGCTTCAGCGAAGCTGCGTTTTGCGGCAGGGTGTGCGGAAACAGAGGTTTCCCGTGTGGGTCGCGCAGGGTCAGCAGATCATTGCTCAGCGTACAGAGTTTTTTCCACATATTGATGCGCGGTCCGTTGGTGCCGATTACATCTTTCCGGTGCTCGTCTCTCAGGTAAAGAATGGCTTCCAGTACGCGCACATTCAAAGTGTATTCGTCTATCTTGGCATCCGGAAGTTTCTTGCCACCATCATACCGATACTTGGTTGTGTAAAACTCAAAGGCATCGTTACTGAAGACAATGGCTTCTTCCAGAAGGCTCTTTTGCGACTGGGTGGCAAGGGTGGCGCGCGGATCACCGTTCAGCAAGTCATACTGCTGTTTTATATCGCTCCGCATGGTCTCGTAATCTACGATTGCAGACATGTCAGGCGTGCTACGTTGGAGCACAATTATCTGTTTCTTGCTTTTCATCTTATAATAGTTACTTTCACTAATGAATCCTCTTTCACTCCCTACCTTGGTCTTGGGATTGAAAGCTATCAGCTCATTCGCAAACACACATACCCGATTATTGAATATCAGTGCCATATCCTTAATTTTTCAGTTAGTGCAAGCCCCGGCATCGAACCGGGGAGCCAGCCACTTCCTCCACCAAGAGCTAATTACCTGAGAAAGTTCCAGACCTGCTATAGCGACCTCTACACTGCTTTCGTTTTCTCCGGCGTAAACATGGATATCGCCACCACACACGCCAACGTCACTATCACAAACGCACTACGCGTATCCGCATCCGTAGCATCCGCATTACTTCCCAACCATAGTCCGTAAATCATGCCTACGGCAACGGCTATTTTCTGAATTCGTCTCCAAGTCTTCATATACGTGTTGAGTTTAAGAGTTCTTTAAAATCAGTTCATCAATATCGCTGTAAGAGGTAATGTTTTCAGGCAGCAGGATGGATTCCTGCGAATCCTCATCGTATGCCACATCTATACACACCTTATCGTTCTCCACGCTCAGAAGAGCGTTGTGGTTCGCCATCAGTTCCCGCAATTCCAGCAGGAACGCTACTTCTTTTTCCGTCAATTTTCTGTCCATATCGCTTTAATTTTTAATTCTTTAATTGTTCATTGAAAAACCTACCCCTATTCATCCCGAACCGGGATAGTTTTGCTACATTTGTAGCTGATAATAAACATTGTCTAACTTCTTGAATTTAATTATTATGAGTCCAAACAAAAGCAAATGGCGTATCAATTATGCTATAGTTTATAAAGACGCCAATCAGGTACCTTTCTGTCGCAACTTTGTCCAGAATCTTTTATCCAACATTGCCATAACTCTGAAAATAGAATATGCCATAATAGAGGGGTTTCCCGGATTCTCATCCCCCGAAGAAGACAACTCCGGAACGAGTTCTGAAATTTACATGGATATAGTTTGTTTCCGCGCCTTTAAGAATACAGAAATATCAATAAAGGATTTCCGTATGATACTTGACAAGCTATTCTCGCATTCAGATATTATCTTCTGCCGAAGTTTTACCGTTCACAGCATTTTGCAGAAACATTTGAAGGATGTCCCTTTCCCCGAAGAGTTTTTCCGTCCTCTTGCATATCCTTATGTGGATTACCAAAAAGGGAAAAATACAACTCTCTGTGTGACGGAGGCAAGCTGTCAAGGGGTATTAGATGATTTGCGAGAAAAGAGTGCGAACTGAAAAGGTTCGCATTCGGCCTTTGTACTTCTTTGCTTTCCATATCCATATCATTTATAAGGTTACTACTTTCTCATACGGATTATCCACCAATCTCACCTCGTACAGATTTCCGCCATGATTCAGCGCATAAGCCCGGATAATCTTAGCCGAAGGGCTATTGGTTTCATAATTCAGAGCCGAACGTACCGTTCGTGTGGTCACTTCAAACTTCGTTGCTATCTCTTCCTGCAACTCTGTGCTTGCTTCAATGAATCTTTTCTTTTCTGCCATTGTATTTCTGTTTTTTGAGTTAATTCGTTATATTTGGGGCGTCTTTCAGAATGGAAGACTTTGCAAAGTAAATCAAGATTCTTGATATTAGCAAATAAAAACCCAAGAAAAATGATATTAATATCGAAAAACTTGAAGTTTTTGCGGAAGAAGCTAAACTTCACCCAAGAAGAATTGGCTGAAAAGCTAAATGTGAAAGCTAACACCATATCAAATTATGAAAAGGGTGTTAGCCAGCCAGATATTGCTTCCATAAGTATTTTAATGGGAATATTTGATGTCTCATCTGATGAATTACTCTTTGAAGACTTATCAACCAAAACATCAAGTAGCTTGATGAATAAGTTCTATTATCCTTCTACATCAGTAGATGATAACTTTGTTTCCATTCCATTAGTCGATATCTCTGTTGCTGCAGGATGTTCAGGGTATGATAATCCTGATTATTTAGAAGTAATAGACAGTATAAAGATGCCTTCTTCTATGGTACGCGATGGTCGCAGATACTTTTGTGTCCATATCAAAGGAGAAAGTATGTCTCCTACATTATTGGATAGTTCTTACATCGTTGTTAGACTTTTAGAACGCTCGGAATGGCAAGACATGCCAGACCGGCATATTTACGTTGTGAGTGATCGTGATGGACGTTCATATATTAAGCGGATTAAAAACAGGTTCAACAAAAACGGCTTCATTGTATGCATGTCGGATAATATAGATAAGGTTAATTACCCAAACTTTAACTTGGAAGAGCAAGAAATAAACTCAATCCTCCATGCAGAGTGGTATTTCAGTGCCAAAATGCCCAACCTAAACGAGACATATTACGATAAAGTAAATCAATTGGAAGACAAATATGATATGCTTGAAGGTCAAATGAAACGGATATTACAAGCTATCAGTATTAAATAATTAAGATAAGAAATAGAGTCGAATATAAATCAGCAAGTTTTTTTTAACAACGATTAATAACCATTTAAAAATAAGATATATATGGATGTTTTGGTGTCGATTATTATTGTAGTATTTGGTATTCTTCAGATTGTTTTATTCTTCAAAATATGGGGAATGACCAATAATATCTTCGAGATAAAAGAACTGATAAAGAAATATAGTATCGAAGAGAAAGTAAATCCCAAGCAACAAAAGCCTACCACGAAAACGGATATACAAATAGAAGACTTGGTAATAGAATTGAAAAGTAAACGCCAATTAAAAGTCGTAGATATAACAGAGGATGGTAGATTTCAATGTAAAACTCCAGGCGGAATAGCACCTATAGGCTTTTTTGAAAGAGATGAAATTGAATTAGTCAGAAAAGAAGAATGACACAAAAAGAAGGAATCAACTTCTGATTTATAATCAACACAATAATACGTGGCATTCAAATAGTAATTAATAGCTATAAAATATATAATAATGAAAGAATCCACTTATAAAAGAACTATAGTCTATAATGATCTATTCATAGATCAAGGTAGTAGAAGAAAGGGAGATGAAAGAAATAGGGAATTTTGGCAGGCTATGGACGGGCTTCACTCCAGATACCCTGGATGTAATATTCTTGTAGAACGCTACGCTAAAGAGCATTTTTCAACCGGCATAGGTGAAGACGTACGGATTATTTGCAGTTCTCCTGGTGTTCAGAAGATGGCAGATCATATTTATGATATTCATTATTATGTTGTTCCGATATCCCTATCTGTACTGGGAGATGGGGAAAAAGAGGACGCGATAGCTCATGTATTGCGTAACGATGTAATGAATCCGTGAGATAGAGAGATAAATCTGTATAATCATTTATACTCAAATTATCCGTTTGGACTTCAGTAGTCAATGTATTTCCTCCACAGTAATCCACTATCCGATGATCGTTTTCATCCAAAAAGTCAAATGTTACCACTAATATCCCCTTCATAGCTTTCAATTTTAAGCTCCCGGCACAATCACCGGGAGCATTTTCCAT